TGGCTGCACCTCGATATCGCCGGCACCGCGTGGATGGAAGAGAACAAGAGCTGGATTGCTAAAGGCCCGTCCGGAATCGGCGTGCGCAGTCTGATTGAGTTCGTCAGAACTTTTGAGGGGAAATAGCTGTTGGCTCTTGGCTTTTTTTGTGGTGAGCTATTAGCGATGGTCTTTGGGCGGCAGCAAGTACGCCTGATCCGGATCGTAAGGAAAGAATCGTGACATGAGCTTTTGTCTCTCATTTTCTTACGCAAATCAAGAACTAGCTATGACACAGACTCCAGCGGGGCGACACATTCTTTGCTTTTGCCCTCTCCACATTCCGCCAGGCGTTCAACTTCGCCATAAAATCATTCCCTGATCAAGCTAGCGCCGAAGGCGCGAAACATGGTAGCCCAGCCCGGAAGGGCTTGGGTGCGCTGGAGAAAATCATTTGTAAGCCCCGGCGGGGCGGCACTCACGCCGACATGCGCGCTTCGCACAACTCCCGACATCCCCACGCTTCTTCCTCACATCACACTTTCCAATACCGCCGAAGGAGTTTTTATCCATGAAACACAGCCTATTCGCCCTGTTGATACTGGGTTTGATAAGTGTTGGCTGCACCAACACAAACAAAGCGTCCACGCCTGATACCGCAGCTCAACCAAATTCAGGAGCCGCTGCTTCCAGCCCTTCCAGCAGCTCTGATCAGGACTTCGTCACCAGGGCAGCCCAGGGCAATAGCGCTGAAATCGAGCTGGGAAAAATCGTCGCCGCCAAGAGTAAGAATCCCAGCGTAAAGCAGTTTGCCCAGATGATGGTGAAGGACCACACCACCGCGCTCAATGAACTGCAGGAACTCGCGCAATCCAAGAATCTCAATTTCAATGACGATCTGCCCGACGACGCCAAAACGCTCCAGGCAAAACTGTCCAGCGACACCGGTAAACAACTCGATAAAGACTATATGGATAGCATGGTCGAGGACCATCAAAAAGATGTTCAGGAATTTACGGACAAGTCAGAGACCGCCAAAGATCCTGACGTAAAGCAATGGGCCGGCAAGACGCTCCCCACGCTGCAAAAACATCTGGAAAAAGCCCAGCAGATGAATGCCAAACTGGATAAAGGCAAAGCTGTCGGCTCCAGTCCCAGCGGTGACAGCCGGTAACGAATCGATTAAGCAACTATGCAATAAAATGAGATTGCAAATGCAGCCTCTTTATTTTAAATTTCTTTTTCTATTTTAAATTTCCTTTTTCCGATCTGCGTTCATTTGCGCTAATCTGCGGCTAAAAAACGTTTAGTCGTACATCCCCTGCACGAACCACCCGATTGCACTTCACGAAATCCGATAGACACTTTTTCCGCCGTGACTCCTTTTTTTGTTCCGCTAAAGGAAGCATCCATGGAGTTTCTCCCAGATCTCTTCCTCCCCGTTCGACCAAGTCATGGCCAGGGCCTGCAAACACATTCGAACCGCCCGTTCCGCTGCATTGCTGAAACCTTCGATGGCAGGTTGATATAGCGGGTAGCGGTTCGGCAGATCTTGCACTGTGTCTAGTACGCAAAACTCTATAGCAATCGTTCAACACTTTATTCGGCCTTCCTCCATATCCGCCCGTCTCCTATCGGTCCGCCGCGGCCTCGCCAAACACCGGCGGCAAGATTTCCACTGGCCATCGTGCGGACGTACGAATGTTCGTCATATGCTCAATCGCCATTTTGCTAATTCCCAAAAAATTGATCCGGAGAAAATCGGTCGAGGCTAGTTATGCGTTGCGTCTTATTGTGGCGGAGTCAACTACTTTTCTTTAGTTAGTGTTTATGAAATGAGATAACTAAATGACTCATTATATATAAATACTATCCGTGACCCTCTGCTTAGAAGGCAGAGGGACGGGATATGTCGGCTGTGGGCTATTATTTCCTTGTTATCAATGATCACGCAACTCATCCTAGGAGAAATATTTTTGTAGAGAGCATCCTGATTAAAGTTCTGGGTTTCATAAATATTAATTTTTTACGCATCTAAAATATTAGCTTATCCCGGTTGGCATTAATAAAGATTACTTAAAATCTCCGTCGGTGTTAAATAGGTACAAAACATTTATGTTACTATTCTTAGATCTAAGAAAATATGGCGAGTTTTTAGTTCAACAAGCTCTAACGGTTTATTCTAATCTATCCTTCCACTATAGTGTCAAAAGCCGTATTTCTAGGACAAATAGCATTGAGCGCTTCCGCTTTGGCGGTTATCCGAATTCTGGAATAATACCGGGACATTTTGATCGACTGGTGACCCGCAATCGACATGATCGTTTCATCGGGCGCTCCTGATTCAAACAGTTTGGTGATGATCTGGTTGCGAAAGTTTCGCGGCTGCAGCCACTCCAGCCCGGTCTTCTTGCGCATCGTCCTGAATGCCGACCGTATAAAGTATGGCGACGCCGCCTTCCCAACGTCATAGCTCCCGCGCTTCAGCCGGTACGGAAAAATGTAGTGGTCCTGATGCCACGCTCCCAGGCGTCTTGCGCGCTCCACGATCCTCCGTACCTGTTTCGCGGCCACCACATTCAGCGGCACCACGCGCGCGCGAAACTCATTTTTCACCTTGGTATCAGGGATATGGATCGTCGGCGGCTCATGGTCCAGGAAAACATGTTTCATCTGCAGATACCGCAGCTCAATTCCCATGGCCGACGTATTATTCGTCAGCGACACCGCCCAGTACGCCACACTCCAATCCGGATTCCCCGCCACCACGCGAAAGAATCTTTCTTCTTCCTCCGCGGTCAGCACCTTGGGCGGCGTCCAGTTCGGCAGCGGCAGCGGCTTATAATGCTTCTCGATTAAATCCCACAACTCCGCGGTCTTCAAAATCTGCGCCAGCGTATTCAGCTCATGGTTCACGCAAGATGCTCCTGCTTCCAGCCGCCTTTGCCGCTGGTATTCCAGAAAATGCCCAATATGGATCTGCGACAGCAACACGCCCGCAAACACTTTCTGCAAATTTCTTACATACCATTCATACATCTCGATGGTACGTGGCTTCTTGCTGTGCATTTTCTTGATCTCCAGCCATTGCCGGGCTGCTTCTTCAAAAGGAAGTGTGCGAAACTTTAATGGCGTTATCATTCTCATAAGGGCTCGTACCTTGCTTTTTGCGGCCATCCGGCCGTAGGGAGTAGCCGGGAGAGCCGCTTACTTGGGTTCAGCCGTCATTCTATGCGGTTCGTGTTTCTTTCGCTACAACAAAATGTAGCGGAGTCAGGGGACCCTGGCCCACAACATATAGTTTTTCGCCAAAATCCCCGCGGAAATCATGGAATTCCCCGCTCGACCTGCAACTGCGGATTGCCTATGGCATGCCGCAGCCTCCGCCGCTTTTCATCCCTCGACCGCCGGCTGTAACGGCGTGCTCACCGGCATCAGCGCCATCACGCTGTCCGGCGTGATCTCGCTGCCCGACGCGTCATGCGCCGCCTGAATCGCGATTGCCGCCAGGTTAGCAAATGCTTCTGTGAGGCGCTCCGCTCCTGCTGCGTCGAATCCGCCCACGCCGTCCGCTTGCCCAATCAGTTCCTCGATAAATAGCGCGGCATCTTTTACCGTCTTCAGTTGCTGTTTCAGTTTGTCTGCCGTGGAAATGCTTGCTACAGGATTTGTTGCCAAGTTGCACCTCGTGAAAATCGGTATTTGGTATTTTAGTAATTGGTGATTGGTATTTAGTATTTGGTCGTCATCCCGAACCCCGTCAGCGAAGGCGCGCTTTCTACCGGGGTCCCCAGCAAGCGCGGTTTTCGCTTGATGGGGTGGTCGTCAGCGCCTGAGTAGGGGTGAGGGACCTTGCGCCATTTACCCTGCAACTCCGTCGCCGGCTTCATCGCCGGCTGCGTTATGAGTTTCCTCGATGCAGGTTCATATCAGGGCACGGGCTTTAGCCGCGCCGTTAGTCGCTTTTTCAGATTGGGCTTTAGCCCCTGCCGTTTTTCCATTTGCATAAAACTCCCCTCGTGCGAGACAAGTGTCAGGGCACGAGTTCACTCGTGCCGTCTGGACGATCTAAAAATGTCCGAGGCTTCAGCCCCTGAAATATCGCCGGCTTCAACGCCGCCACCGCCGCCACGGGATCCCGAACATCCGGCATCGCCGCGGCTCCCACCGGATTCTTCCCCATCAAACCGCGCACTGCATTCAGCAGCGCGGGAAACTGTTCCAGCAGCCCCACCACCGCCGCCTGTTTCTCCTGCAACGATGCAGACTTATCTTTCGCCACTTTGGCCACGGCATACGCGGCAAAGGCATCCACTGCGGCCACCTGCGCCTGGCGCGCTTTCTCCACGGCCTGCTGGGCTTCGCGCGTCTGCGGCAGATAAAACGTTTGCGGATCAAACGACGCATCCTGCGCGGCATTCTGTGAATCGGCGGTGCAGGCGTGCCGGATGTCGGCATCAAAATGGTTGTAGCCCGCCACCGCGCAATCGATCAGCGCTTTGCTCGCCGCCAGTGACGCATACGTCGTCCGGTCCCATGAACTCACGCATCCCGCCAGCAGCGCGCTCGCCGGGATAATCACGCAAAACGCCACCACGCCGGTAATCTTCGTCCAGTCAGTGATGCGCCCCTGCTGGCTTCCCGGCAGCGGCGATTGCTTCAAATACAGCAGCACTGACTTCACGCCAATCACCAGCGCTGCGGCGCCAACTTTCGTCAGCCCGGCTTTGGAAAAGTTAAAGTTCGCCGGATCCAGTTGCATGGTGGCCAGCGCGGTAATCATTGAGCTCAGCGCAAATACGCCCAGCCCCTTGAACCAGGTTCTAAGGTTCATGGTGTTGTCCTCATTTCGATTGAAGTTGTTTTTAATGCAGATATTGGAAGAGCTTTTGGCTTTTGGCTGCTGGGTTAAACGACTGTCGACTTACGAAAGTATTCGCTTGTCGCGTCGCCGCTTACTGCTGTCATCCTGAGCGAAGCGCCTCAAGCGTTGTTGACGATTGTAGGAATCATGAGCGCGGAGTCGAAGGATCCCTGCACTGCTCACCCTTCAATTCAGCCTCAGGGAGTTCTAACGAGGAACCGCCATCGCGAGAAACGAAGCGTGCACTCTCATTCATTCATTGAACTATCTTCCCCATCAGCCATTTCATCGCCAACCGCCGGGGCCGCCTTCACATGCCGCCACGTCCTCCCTTTCGCGATACAGTCGATTGTCGCGTGGGACACGCCAAACGCGCGTGCTATCTCGCTCACGCGCATGTGCCTTTGCGCCAGCATCGCTTTGATCCTGCTTACCGTCTTCGCTGTCAGCTTGGACCGGCTGTGTTCGTCTCCACGTGGACTCCTGCCTTTTTCCTTCATATCTCGCATGTTGTCCATCATCGTTCCCAGGAACAGATGATCGGGATTCACGCAGGCCCGCACGTCGCACTTATGGCAGACCACCAGGCCCGGCGCTATCTCGCCGCGAAAAAACTTCCACGCCAGCCGATGCGCTGGATACATCTTTCGTTCAAAGCGCACCATGCCGTAGCCGCTGGCAACCACCATCCCGCGCCACAGCCAGCATCCGCTGCCCGGCTCGGGACACACCTTGGCCAGAAATCTTTCTCTTGGAGTAAGTTTCATTGGAATTCACCTGAAAAAGCAGCTTGTAGCACTGGAGAGACGAGCCATAACAGCCGCGAATTGCGCGAATGAACACGAATCAGGACTTAAGAATGATTTCTATTCGCGATCTTCGCGTTCATTCGTGGCTAAATCGTTCCTTGATCGCCGCAGACTGCCGCGCTAAACACTGGCCGCATGCTTTCCGTTCGCGCTGATGCCTTTGCGCTCGGCAAAGTCTGTCCACATCAGCTTGTGCTGATACACAATGATTGACATCTTGCGATAAATCCCCAGCAGCACCAGCAGGTTCGCTGCCGTAACAAAGTCGGTAAAGTGGATTTGCATGGGTCCTCTCCGAAGAAAAATGATTCACTCAAAAAATAAAAAACCGCGTACACGTGAACGCGGCGGCCGCGTCAGCTAAAATGCCGACTGTGCATCAGGCCTCATTTCAGAAATATCGCTTGCTGTTGAAACTGCTGTTCAGACGTCCCTCCGAGTTTTATGACCGCGTCAAGACCAAAGCCGAAGGGATGGTCTCGCCGCCGCAACTTCCCGCTGCTTCCACCGGGCTTGATCTTGCGGCGATGCTTGATCTGAGCTCGAAATATCTCGGAGTGGAACTGAACGGGTTTCACCAGGAGCCAGCAGCGGTGGAGATACGTGAGCACATCGCCGCCAGCAGAGCACGCTTAAACAGGCCAGCGTCGGCGGCAGTTCATGATGCCGATGCGGGACTGCCGGATTTTTGTTATGTCATTTGCCGGGCTTTACGTCCGCGCGTGGTGGTGGAAACCGGGGTCGGCAGCGGCGTGACGACCGCTTTCATTTTGCAGGCCCTTGCCGCCAACGGTGAAGGCCATCTCTGGAGCATTGACCTGCCGCCCATCGGCGCTGAAGAATTCGCCGGAAGCTTTGTTCCGCAACACTTGCGCAGCCGCTGGACCCTGTTACGCGGCCGCTCCCGCGATCTTCTCCCGCGCCTTCTGCGGGACCTGCCTGCGCCTGATCTGTTTCTTCATGACAGCCTGCACACCACTAGAAATATGACTTTTGAATTCAATGCCGCCTGGCAAAAAATGGCCGCCAGCGGCGTTCTTCTCTCCGACGACATCCATATGGGCAAAGCTTTCGCCCGCTTCATCGCCGGCAAACAAGTCGGTCTGTCCCTGGTGGGAAACCGCTTTGGAGCCGCCTTCAAGCGTTGACCGCCCGCCTCGGAACGGCGGCTACCCGCAGTCCCCGGTGGTTGTGATCGACTCCCGACTGTCTCGCTGCAATAGTTCGCTCTGATAAACTCTCTTCTTTCCCGGGAAAATGGAGTCAAGGCAGATGAAACACTCGCTTTATGAATTTGGCGCCAGCGAGGGCGCGGTACGGTACCTTCAACAACGTTTTGTGCAACGGTTCCGTGGGTGCTCTCCGGTACTGGACATTGGCTGCGGTCGCGGAATTTTTCTTTCTCTGCTCAAAGATGCCGGCATTGAAGCAGTCGGGCTTGACCACGCCGATGAAGCGGTGCAGGCTTCGCGCGGCCATGGGTTCAATATCGAGCAGGCTGAGTGCCTCCCTTTTCTCGAGACCACGCAGCAGAAGTTCGGCGGGATCTTTTGCAGCCATGTCATCGAGCACATGGATTTCGAAAATGCAACGCGCCTGATCGAGGCCTGCCGTCGCGTTCTGCGCCCAGGCGGCAAGCTGGTAATCGTCACCCCAAACCCCGAAGACCTTACGATCATCGGCGAAATATTCTGGCTGGATCCAACTCACGTTCGCCCCTACCCCTTGCAGCTTCTCTGTAGCATGTTGGAAGGCTCTGGATTCACCGTGACCCAGCGCGAACAGTTCAATGGCGGCTGGAGACTCATTGGCCGGCGGCATCTCATTGGTTTCTACTGGAAGAAAATGTTCCTGGGAAACAACTACGGTCGCCCGAATACGGCCGTGACGGCCGTGATTTCATGACCATCTAGTTCTTTTGGGCGGCGTTTACCGTTACGGCGCTCTCAATTTCCATTAGTGATAGACTTGCCGTCATGCCCTGGCGGTGGATTATTTTGATCACATTGGCGATTGTTATTTCCCCTTTTCTGCTGGGGGCAATCGCCTTTGTGTATCTCAAATTGCATCATCGAGGTCCAGGGGTCGGGCCAGATGACTTTATTGATCTGAACAAGGAAGAGGCGAAACCGCGATAAGGCTCTTCGTAATCCCACAAAACTTTTCCTCAATTATCTCAGCGCCCGGAAACAGTTCTTGCATATCTCGCTTCGTCAACAGGCGCATATTAGCGAAATCCTCCAAATCTCCCGCGTCTGACTTGAAAACCAAGAATCTGGGAGAAAAGCGCAGAAGTTTTCTAAACATCCACTGTGGTAGCCAATGGGCAAACGGCATCAGGGTGTGGGTGTCGAACGGGAACCACTTATTCGGCGTCTGAACGAAAAAGCTGCGCCCACACCGCATACACTCATTGGCGAATTGCCGCTGCCGCTCAACCCCGCCGACATGCTCGATCACCGAGTTGCTGAAGACGATATCAAAACTGCCGGTCTCAAAATCCGTTGCGCATCCATTGCCGACAACGTAGACAGCCCACGGCGCTTTATTTGGATGGTCGTACACGTCAAGGATGGTGAGTTCGGGGCGCTCTCGTACCATCGTCCAATTGAAAGCGCCGCCCCCCATATCCAACACCGTAGTTCTTTGATCGATGGCAAAGCGATCAGCGAACAAGGCCATGCGACCTTTACGGAAGTGCTGGAGAATTGGCCGATAGAATGAGTGAACGTTCACAACCCCTCATCTTACCGCATTACTTTCCAACGCAAATGAAACTCAATGTGTAAGTCGTTCCTGCAACTGGAAGCGCATTGAAGAAAAATGATACGTTTGTCGCGGTCGCAGCATTCGCTATCATTATGCCTTGCGGGGAAAAACCGTCTCCCCTAACCGCAAGACAGATGGGCGCAGTTGTCCAAGTGCCATCATGAAACGTGAGAGTCAGACCGGCATTGACGGCTTGCCCCGTTCCATTCGACGTGATGCTGATCTGACCAATTACATCGTTTCCCACCACAGATGAAACGCTTGCGGTAGATCCCCAGCCGGCGCCCAAACCGCCAACGTCCCCCACCACAAGAGACGATCCTTGATTGGCTTTAAGGCGCTTTACATTAGTGTTGCCGGTTATCGTCGGATCAGAGATTGCCGGGGAAGTGATCGACATCCCTGTTTCCGTCCCAGTAAACGCGGCGCTGGCAAGCGTCTTTGCGCTCAGCGTCTGTGTCGCAGTGGTCGTGACGGTATTCGCTGGAACGCTCACGCCGCAGCTCCAGACATCTGTGCTCTGCGTGTAGTTGATGTGGTTGCCGGTCGTATCCGTACAATCTGGAATCACTTTGTACGTCTCAGTGTTTGCCGCCGTGGTCACAGGAACGCTGTGTGTTGCAGGGCCGGAGGGATAACTTACTCCATTCACCTTCGCAACCGTGGTAACGGTGGACGTGGCCGAGCTTGTGACATCGCCCGTGAGCGCGGGCATCATGTCCGGGAAGCCCACATTCAGCGAATCAAATGAGTACTGTTGAACGGCGCAGGCGTTTGCAGCAATCGGCAAAGCGCTCCACTGATTCAGTCCGGTAGGATTTGCGAACGTCCGCCCCCCAGTCGCATCCTGGCAGATTTCAAAAGCCACCCACTGCCCCGCCTGGCAGTTCGCCAGCGATGAGCTGGTTACGTTGCCGGTGAGCGTGAGTTTTTGCACGCTGCCCAAAGAGCAATCGAATGTGGGCGTGGCTGAGAATGTCAACGTGTTCAATGTTCCCGGGCGACAATCTGTCCGCGATGTTCCCGCGTTATCGGAACAGGTGATGCCGGAAAAGAAGTTCACCCCCGTGCGCTGTGTTTGTCCGATTCCAGCGCTGAAAATTTGCTGAATGATCGAACTGGGGATATTCGATCCCGTGACGGTCCCAGTGAAAGTGGCGTTGCCGTTGCCGCTCAAGTTTCCGTTTACGACGGTCCCGGTGAGAGGCGCAGCGGACGCCAGGTTCGTGGGAGCGTAGTTATCGAAATTGAAAGTCGCCCCGGTAAAACTCACGAGCGCATAGCGCAACACTTCCTGTCCCGTGGAAGAGTCTTTGACCGTCACGCGGTAGTAAATACCCGTGGGCGACGTGTTGGCCGGATTCGGCACGGTGAACGATGTAACCACACCCGCCGTCACCGTGGAACAATAGCCGCGCTTGAGCGCCTGTCCACCGCCGCCAATGGAGACGGAAATCGGGTTGTCCTGGCTGTCGGTAATCAGAAAGCAGAGCTGCCCGGCCGCCAGCTTGGTCCCGTTGATATCGGTAATGTTGGAGCCGTTCACAGTGGTGAGATTCTGCGCGTGGGCGCCGAGCCCCAGACACACGAATGCGAAAACTGTTAGCAGTTTTTTCAAAGTCTTTCTCCTGAGATTATTGAGGGGGTGTCCTAAAGGCGTGTTGCTGGCGGTATTTTACCGAGATGTCGAACCGCTTGCTGCGTTGGATCGTCGGCGCAAGATTCTAAGGCTTTCCTGACTGTGTTTTTTATTTCGTGAAACTTGCGATATTGTTTTGGCCTGGACTTGCGAATAAACCTGAACGGAAAGCTGTTATCTTGAATTAGTCGACTGAGGGCAGCGATCACGTCTTTGTGATTTTCCCCACGCGGTTTATAAGAAGCAGTTTGTTCCGCAAGTTTTCTGATCCTGTCATTCGACAGATTGAGATAATAGCCGTTCCCCCACATGAACTGATCGACCACCAGAACAGCAGTTCGCTTATTGCCGTTGCCGAATATGTGACCACCGGCAATGAGGAAAAAATAACAGGCCGCCTTGTCGTAGATTGTCGGGTAAAACTCTACGCCAAATCCGGCCTGCAATGGTTGTTCTGCTGCTGATGCGAGCAGATTCAGATCTAAACAGTCGTACTCTTTGACTGACTCAAGTCCGGGCCAAGAAAGCGCTATCCCGAAATCGTGGAGATACTCAATATAGGCAGCATGATGCCGATTATCGGCTTACTTCTCGGCAAGCTTTTTCAATGCAACATAGTACTTTGCCGCTGACGTGACGACGGCTGAATCAGCCCTCTTCCCCGCCTTCGAGAGTTTACGATGGACGCGTGGAGAATTACGCACGGTCGCGGCACTGAGAACTCGGAGCTGCTTTAAGGCTCTCTGTGTCATAGGGTTCCTCTCTCGGGTGGTTAAACCCTGTTAATTGTTACAGTTATATGATGCTTGACGGCCCTGCAGGGATGCAGGTTGGCATCCGTTTCCCAAGCCTGTTTGTACCCCGCTTCATTCCGCTCCGTCAAGCGGAATAAGAAGCGAATCCAGTGTATCACCTTAGTATAATCGGTAACTTAAGGGTTCCTTCAAAGTTCAATCTGATCAGTTAAACCCGATTCCATGTGGGGAGTTACGCAAAATGTCTCATGGAGATAGCGGAAACTGTAATATTGCCGCTTCACATTTGCTTGCTTTACAGCCCCGGCAATGGCCGTCCGGGAGCGCCGGAGCCGCCGCCGCCCGGCGATGAGCCCTGCCCGCCGGTAGTGCCTCCGGTGCCGGATGAATTGACCGTGCTTACCAGCCCGACGCGCATCTGTCCGCGTCCGATGGCCTGAACGTAATCATTCAAATTGATCCAGGCAACGTGAGTGCCCTGGTTGAAGTCATACGACACCCAATAATTCGTGGTGACCTGGATTGCCGTGCCCCGGTTATCCAACGTCAAGGTCTGCGCGGGAATGGTGCGTTGGGTCTGATCGCGCTTCCATGCCGTGTATGAGCTGCCCACGGATGCGCCGTAAATCCTGATGTTGTCGGCTGTGCCACTGATGAAAGTGGAATCCAGTGTGGCGTTGTTCGATGGCGGATCGCCGATATTTCCGAACGTGCCATTAAACGCAAAGCTATACGCTGTGGCATTGGCCAGCGACTGTTCCATGAGGCCCATGCGGTTGAAGCTGGTGAACTTGAACCAGATGGTCGTTCCTACCAGCGTGGGATCGGCTTCCCAGACAAACACTCCATCATCCAGCCGAAGGAACACAGAACCAATGTTGTGTGTGGTATTCGGCGATCCAAAGACGCCGCGCCTGAGGCGCGCTGCAATCACGGCTGTTCCGCCCGATGTGTACGCGCCGTTTCCGGTGCTGCCGTTCAAAGTGAAATTGTTGGCATCGACCAGGGTGATGGCCCACGTTCCATTTGCCGCCGTGTTTCCGCCCACACCGGCGATCACTATCGTTTCGCCGGAGCCAAAGCCATGGTTCGCCACGGTGATCTTGATCGGGCTGGCATTGCTGGCCGCGGTAATGGATGCCGGCGAACCGTGCGCGCCCAGGTCATAACGATAAGCACCGGTAAGCGTCGCGTCTTCGTAGCTGATGAGTTCGCCATCCACATAACAGAGAGTGCGAAAGTTGTCACAGTCTGATTGAGTGCCGGAGTTGAGCGTCCCCGATGATTGCGTGACGTCGACGGCAATCGTATGCGTGGTATCAGGATCAGCCGATGACACCAGTTGCGCCGTGAGCACTCCCATACGCGACGGTCCGTACATTTTGCCGATCTGCACATAGTTGCTGTTGTCCGGTGAAACCCATACCGACGCGCCGCCCCAATCCTGATTCACCGCAACGCCTCCGGAAGTGTAAGCCGCGTTGCCGATGGAGCCGTCCAGCGTGAAATTATCAGGATCGATCTGCGTGATCGTCCATGTGCTGTTTGCCGCGGTATTCCCGCCAACGCCGGCGATGGTCACTTTCTGTCCGCTCTTGAACTTGTGCCCAGTGGCCGTGATCTTGATGGGCGTGCCCGCGATATTCGTTGCTCCGGTGATCGCAACTGTGGGACCGCAGGCGCCAAGCCACACTTCATAGTTGCCAGTCAAACTCAGCCGGTCATTGGCTTCAAAGATAATCGGCGTTGAAATTGCGCCGGGATCAGAATTGGCCTGAGCCACATACCCCGTTCCTGTCTGATGCGGGTAAAGCGTAGGCGTTGCAGTGCCCCAGGGGAAGTCTTCGGCGTCCACTTCAAGCTTGCCGGAATCGTCTTCCCGCATGGCGGTGATCCGCACGGGCTTCTTGTTGTATCCCAGTTCAGGGATGGTGAGCGTTACCAGATCCATGGGCTCAAGCAGGTTGAATTGCCAGCCGAGAGAAAACGTATATGTCGCCCGGATTTCAACCGAGCGCTTGCGCAGCAGATTGACCGCAAACTTGGCCACAGTGGTTGTCGTGATCGAATGCGCCTGAACTGGTGACGCCTTCCGCAAACCGTAAAGCGCGATCATGGCCTCGTCTTTGTCTTCCGCCACGTCCGGGTTATAGTCGTTGGCGCGATTGGCAAATTCAATCGAGACGGAATTCATCACGTCTGCCACGGATGGCCGCTTGATCAGCACAGGCGTCAAAAGATCACTGGTGGTCAGGTCATAAATGGGCGACGTGTTGGGAATGAACGTTGCTCCGTTGCCCACGGCCGTGGTGTCGCCATAAGGAACGATTTTCAGAACGCCTTCACTCCACACCGCTGCGGCGTTGGTGATATCAAGGATTTCCTGTATCCAGTCGCTGGCGGCTTTTTGCGCGTCCAGCACCGGCGAAAGAAAGAGCCCGTTGGCAGTGCAGAAATTTTTGTATTGCGTGAGATCGCCCGGAGTGACCACGCCGGCCAGTCCGTAAAACTGGTTAGCCAGGATGTCGGCGATAATCACGGAAGGCTCAGCGTCGGCAATGCCCGCGCCGAAAGTGATAGCGCTCAGCACCTCAAAACTCAGGTTCGGCAGCGTGCCGCTCTCGCCCAGATCCATGGCGGATGCGGCGACATAGGCGATGCCGTTGTATCCAAGATCCTGTCCAGGATGCGCCGAAGTCAGATAGCTCCATGCGGTCTGCGGACGCGAGCCCAGAAACAGCGTAAGGCTCAGCTTTTGCTGCGGCTGGCCGTTCGAGTTGGAATCAGGAACAGAATAGACATAGCTGATGGTGACAACTTTGCCGGCGTCCGCCGCGGAGAAAGCAAAAGCCGCGCCCGATTGCGTGAACTGTCCGGCGCCGGGAGAACTGCCTACCTGCGTCATGGGCGTCTGCTGCGTTCCGGAAAAAGGTACTGAGCCGTCTGAGCCGAAGTCGGTTTGCGAGAAACTGTAAGCGTCCGCTCGGCCTACTCCACGGTGCGAATGAAACACGCCGCCACCTGGAGGTGTAACGGTAATCCCACCGCCGCCGCCGGGAACAGTAAAGGGCACCGTGGCGGAAATCATGGTCAATTTTCCCTTAGTGTCCCAGACGTTGTGAATATTCAAGATTGGCCCCTGGCAAAGCGCCATGGCGACTGCGGTCTGATATGTGTAAGTCGTATTCGAAATTGCGTTGCCGCCGCCGGAGCCCAGCCCCTTGCCGCCTACCTTAGTTGTGGATGTGTGCGGAATGGCCGCAAAGTCACCAGCCCAGATCAGCCGCGCTGCAATGCGGTTCTGTCCGTAAAGGATCGGTATCACCTGCCCGTAAGAACTGGTTTGCACGCGCAAGGCAGAAAGCAGATTCGGTTTTGCCGCGAGAGCGCCCTTCCCGCCGCCTTTTCCGCCCATCAGAGCCATACATGACCTCGTCTTGTCGTGGTTAATAGCTGCTTGTCAGCAATGAAGCTGCGCTGACCCGACTACCAGCTTCCCTCGCCGCCACTGACTGCACTTCAAAACATTTGTATTCCCTGCTTAACAGTTCACCATCGCGCAAGGCGTCACTCAGAAGAACGCCATGAGGAATGTAAGAGTGGATTACGATCGGCCATTCCACCACGATTGCGCCATGGGAAAACGTGCGCCCGAATCGGAACACGATGAAATCGGCAGGCCGCGGCGGTGTTTCAATTTCCACCACAAACTTTTCGATTTCCTTCAGGTAAAGTTCTTCACTTCGGTGCAGATGCCATTGCACCGAGTAATGCGGAGGCTCATATTCCCGCGGCAGCGCGCCACACTCCTGGTACACAGCCAGCGGAAACATGGCGCAATCCGCACCGGCCCGCTTCACCCGCGCATGATGGTGATATGGCGTGCCCAGCCACTCTTTGGCAGTGCGCACAATGTTCGTTCGCTGCTCCATCGTCAGTCGTTCCATTTGCCATCCTCCTAGATTGCAGTTTCCGGTGCAGGCACGTAAGGAAAGCCTTCAAAGTTCACCAGGTTGGCAAACTTTCCGGAGCAGGTGACTTGTCTCTTGTCGCAACCCGGGTAGGCAGTGAGAGTGTCCCCCGCGTTGGGCGCGAACGGCAGCGGAGAATTGAACGACATCAATCCGCCCTGGTATTGGCGGACAGCTTTCACCAGTCCATTGTTCGGGCCGCTGGTGAATACAAGCTGGCCATTGTCGAAATAGCCATCCGGCCGTGCCGAGGTTGTGATGATCTTGTTGGCAGTGCTTCCCGCCTGGACCACAAGGCTGTCGGCAAAACTGGTTTTCGCCAATCCGCAGCGCGCATCGAAGAGCGTATTCGTGCAGCCTGGCTGCAGGATGAGCGCCGGAAGTTGCATGCTCAGGTAGGCCGTGCCGGCGTTGACGGTCAGCTTGGCGGATGAGCGCGTGAGTTCGTCCAGGGCGCCGATGAAGCCGGAAAACCTCAACACCGTGCCAATCTGGTTCGAAGCAGAATCCATGAACAGGCGGTCGATTCGAAACGCTGCGCCGTCAAAAAAGCCCTGGCCAATAGCCTGGAGAATCGGCATGCCATTGAGCGTGTCGGACAGGCTGGCTTCGATCGTGATCTCCAGCGTCGCCACGTCCATGCCAAGCTTCTCTTCTATCGCCGATCGAGCAATATTCGGCGGGCCCGTCAGGAACGTGTTTCCCAGCACCGTCAGGTTCGCGTCCCAGGTTGTGTAGCGCAACGCCGTGCCGCTCTTGAGAGTGATGGTGTAGAGGTCTGCCATGCGGATTTCTGTTGCGCTCTGGAGCCACGTAACTAAATTGTTGCCGCCGATATTTGTCGGTGTTTTCATAGCAAACCTTTAACCACAAAGGACACAAAGGAACACGAGGGTTTGTGGCTCGTGAGCGAAGCACCTTTGTGATCCTTCGTGTCCTTTGTGGTAAAAAACGATTTATTTTCTAACTGAAATCAACTGCACTTCCTTGCACTCGTAAAGGTTGAAGTAGAAATTCGAGAGCTCGATTCCTTCTTTTCCGCTGCGCGATGTTCCAGTATCGAAGCGGACACGATGCAGAAAAGTAAAGTCTGCCGTGATCGCGGCGCCGTTCGCCGGAGCTGCGGTAAACGTCACCAGTCCCAGGGCGATGGTGTAATCCGTGCCCTGAACCTGAAGGGGCGGCGTACGTCCGCTCACATAGATCGTCGCCGCCTGGTTCGCTGGGTTCTGGCAAGCCTCAAGAAATCCGCCGAAGTTACGCACAAGCTGAAACGTCTTTGTTACTCCGTCTCCCGTGCCGATGGGCTGGCCGGAGAAAACCGAATCTTCCAACCGGCCGGTTAGGTCGCTTTCGTTCAAGAGAAAATCATCGAACTGCCCGCCCCGTGCTAGAAAGAAGCCAATCAGCGTTTCCAGTGGCGTCTGCTCGTTTTCGTCTCTGGATCGAGGATCGTTCAACAGATATTCATAAGCCAGGGTGAACTCCCAGATTGGGTTCTGAAAGTTCTGCACCCTGACTTCGCGACCGGCGAGTGAGGATTGGATTTCTGTCGCGAACGTGGGATTCTTCGTGATACTCCAGCCGAGCCCGCGAATTTTTGGAAAGAGAAGGTTGCTCATCTGACTCCTTTCCGCTTGAGCGCCCGCGTTACCTCATTGGCGATCATGTTGCCGTGCCGGCGAATGTGGCCCTGGAATGAAGCAGCATCTACCGCACTGACAGAGTGATTCACGACCACGGTCACGCCGGAGCCGCCGCTCCCGTCACCGCCACCGCCAATAACGCTGCGCATCTGGTTGGCGATTCCCGCCGGCAGCACCATCTCTTGGGGGTGCAGCATGGTGAGCTGATTGTTCGGGACGTAGTATTGGCCGCTCTCGGCGGATGCCATTGCCCCAAAACCCAGCACAGCCGTATAGGTTCCAGCAGCCAGCAGTCCGGCGATAACCGGTCCAAGAGGCGCTTCCGCTTCGTACACTCGCGAGGCTGCTGCTGCCGCGCTGTGGTGAATCTTGGCGATAGCATCAGCCAGGCTGATCCCTTTTGATTCGGCCGCCGCGGAAGCGTCCGCTGCTACCTCGCCTTCTTTTTCTGTGGTATGTATCACCAGCATGGCTACGTGATGCTCAATCCACTTCAGCATCATGTCTGCCAGCTTCTGCACCATGGAAACCACCATGTCCGCCCACATGTTTTGCCAGGCTTTAGCAAAACTCTCAGTCCCCTTGAGAAAGCCGCTGATGGATTGATCCATGGCGCTCTTGGCCCTGGAGAAAAATTGGTCGAGATTTTTTTGCTGCAACCGCAGACTGTCAGTCTGCGCTTTGGCCGCAACCAACTCGCCCTGTGCCTTGATCTTGTTTATCTGGTTCTGGATTTCCTGGACTTTCTTCGGATCATTGTCCCAAAGCGCCTGCCGCTTTTGCTGATAGAAGATCTCCAGTTGAAGCTCATCCTGTTTCGCTTTGGCGATCAGTGCGATTTCCTGCTGCTGCGTGATCTTGCCCTTTTCAAAGTCCTGCGTGATCAGCTGGATTTTGGTTTCGCTGGCGATCTTGGCGACTTCGATTTGGCCTTTGTAGCCTTCATCCCATGTCTGGAGTTGCTGATTCGAGGCTTTGATGACAACATCGTTCTCCGCTTTGATTGCGGCAAAATCTGCCGCCATTGTTTGCTGGTTGCCCTTTTCGTCAATTGCAATAATGGCCGTGGTGGTCGTATTTACGGTATTAACTTTATCGTTCTGCGCTTTTTCGAATGCCGCCTTACTCTTCTGTGCTTCAGCATTTACTTCTGATTCGGCGGCGTGCTGCTCCCGGAACGCCTCTTTGAGATTGCGCATCTGGGCGAGAAGGAGTTTTAGATGCTGTTGCGCCACTCCGAGCATGTCATTCAAACCTGGTATGGCGTTTGCGTTGCCCAGCGCATTAATGAGGTTGCGATCCCCAGCGTTCTCTTTCGCCTGCCTCAGGTCTCCCGTGAGCGTAAACACTGCCTCGCTGGCGGCTTTCAATTCGGACTTCAGCTTTGCGATATCGATCGCGGTCTTCTGCGACGCGGTCTTACCCATCTTCTCGAATTCATCGTCCAGCTTCTTGATATCCGTTGCATAACCCGCGATAACTAGATTTGACGATTTGATCTGGGCATCCAGGGCCTTTTGCTCGTCGGTATAGATGAAGGTGTCTGCGATCAGCTTGCTCAGCTTGTCGGTTACATCGGCAATGACCTGAACAAACGCGATGATTTCAGCCGGGCTAAATGCGAGATCGAGCGTGACTCCCAGCGTCTTGCCCAGTTCGCCCAGGGACTTGAAAGCGTCCGCCAGGTCGCCATCAAGAACATGGCTCAGTGCTTCGGCGGCTTCTTTTCCTTCCTTCAGCGAATTGTTGACCTGCTGGAGAGCTTCTTCGGCTCCCGATTGATCGGCCTGTATCTCGATGTTGATGATTTCGGACATGCGCTTGGTTCTCCAGACAGATTTCGTGACCAATAAAAAAGCAGCCCGAAGGCTGCTTTCGTTAGGAATGAGATTTCTTATGCGGGGCCCCAGCCGTTTTCGCCTTTTCTCACGCGAACGTTGCCGGTTGCGGTGAAGCCTTCCGGAGGCACGGGAAGCGGGATCTTTTGGAAACCAAAGTCAATATGGTTAATAGAGCGCTGCATTCTTTCGCGCTGTGGCGGAGCCAGCATGGAATAAAATTTTCCATCCTGGCGCAACCCTTTTCCGAGATCGGTCACATTCCATTTCCATACAAAGGCGATTTCAGTAGAATTTTCGTCAGGGGTGATTGCGGTCACCTTGACCAGTTCCGGTACAGCAACGTTGAGAAAATCGGTTTCGTAGTCACACCCGTTCAGTGCGGCATTGCTGAGGTGCTTCCCGCCACTTTCCTGAAGGAGCTTCTTGCCTGAGTCCGTCAAAGCGACCTTCCAAAATCCATTCCCGTCCGCGTTCACTGTGATGTATCCGGCGCTCTCGGCAAAGACGGTAGTGGGCTGCGATTGAGGCGTTAGGTCGAGGGGCAGTTCCGCTTGCTGACCTTTGTAATTCAGGTAGGGGCACTGGGTCCCAACCCGGCCCACATCGAGGCTAAACCTGGCCGGGTTGGACAATAGAATACGCTTCATCAATCCCTCGGCGGTATTCTGATCCAACTTGTTGCCGGAACACCCCAATAAGACAAACAGTAACAGTACGACCGCCTTGCGCATTGAGCAACTCTCCTCGGGAACTGCGAGATACTAATGGAACGTTTCACCGGTTGTAAAGATCAAAATTAGTTACACCAATCAAACGTACATTCTAAAGAGCTCCATCCTGCCGTGAGCGAGTTATGCTTTAAAAAGTTATGTCTTATAGATCTGCGGAAGTTTTTTGCTGACGCTTCCGCCGGCGAAAGACACGGCCTGCGTGAGTTCATCAAAGTGTCCGGCAGCCTGGCGCCGATTCTTGCCGGCCCCTTTTCCCTTGCCGCCCATCAGGTAAGCCGCCACCAGCACGTGAGTGGGCGGATAGTCTTTCCAGTAAGCCATCAGGTCGTTCAGTTCCCACAAAGTCAGCTGCTCGATCTCGCGCATGGTCCATCCGGTAGCGGTGGCGACGTGGCCAAAAACAAACGGCCAATCGGCTATACCGGTACCGGAATCGGTTCCCCCGCGGTCGCCTTCTTGAGTCCGGACACCTCAAGCATGGCATTGAAAAGAACAGTGAAGTCGTCAAAGGTGAGGCCGCTCTCGAGCTGCTCTGCGGTCAGGTCCTGGTGGACTTTTCTTACGGCATTCTGGATTACCGGCAAATACCGGAGCAAGGAAGCCAGCCCGGAATTTTCGGCGGACGGTTTTTCCTGGAACAACGAATCCAGCTGGCGCAACTCACCGAGCGTGAGCGATGAGACCGTAAGTTGTCCCAGCGATGTGGGGACAGTTTGCTGCTTAAGCATGATTTCCTCCTGATAGAAATTGGCAAAGCCGTTGTATAAAAAAAGCGGGTGCGGCAAGGAGCCCGGCCCGCACTTGGAGAGAGCTATTCGTTGGAATACATGTCGATGACCTGGCCGGCGGCATTGGCAAAGGCCTCAAAGTCAAACTCAGGGATGATGAAGTCTTCCTGCTTAGTAGCAAAGCTGAGCTTCGACGCCACCACCGAATACAGCAGCACGTTGAACTGGTTTCCGTTGTACACGTTTTCCAATAGCACCTGGATGGTCGGCGCGAAGCCCATGAGTTGATTGGTGATATTGAGCTGTGATCCGACAGCCGCAAGCGAGTATGTGTAACTGATAAGAGCTACAGCGCCAGCGACGTTATCCGCCGATGCAAACGTGTAAACACCGCCTGCAGTGACGGAATACTGTCCCACCACGGGGCCAGAAGCAACGCGGGTAAATGGAAGCCCGGTGGCCGCGTAACGTACTCCCCAATCCTGCACAAACACGCCGGAGTTTGGCGGGACAATCGTCACCTGGAAAGGCGTTGCGGGGATGGCGTGAGATTCATCAAGAGACACCTGTTTCATGCCGACGGGCATCGTCTGGCCGAAGAACAAGTCGTTCAGCATTTTGCCGTTGATGGCGGCAAACTTTGACTTGCCGGTGATCTTGCATTTTCCCCGGGCCACGGCCTCAGGAAACTGTTTCTGTCCGTAAAGCTGCTTGACGTCGCCCGAGATATCGAGCGAAACATCCTGCAGCGTTCCGAATTTCATGGGAGTGGGGTTCGCAGCGGTATTGCCGCCTACGGGAAAGCCCCACAAGGTACCTGCGCCAAATTCAAACATTTTTTCTTTCTCCTTTTGGGGAGCCGGTCCTGCACTCCCATAAATTGAAGCCGCGGAACGACTGCGGTTTGTGAACTGGATGTGGTGTCTAAGCGGTGGTGAGAATTTCTATGGGCACAACGGCGAGAGCCATGGAGCCAACAACGTTTTCGACGATCTCAATCTTCCCCTCAATGCGGCAGTGCGAAACCTTGCCACCCAGCGACTGCGCTATCCCCGGCGTCGCGCTGCGAATGGCCGCTTCCACTGCATCCAACAGCGCATTCAGTTCGGTGGACGGGACCGAATTTGGTTCGCTGTCACCCGCGGTGTACAACACAAGATCCACCGCCAATCTGGCGTGGATGGGAAGACCATTCACGCTGGTGCCTGTGAGTTCGTCCTTCTGCACCTGGTACAACGACGGACGGTCCGCGGGCGAAAGCTGCGATGGATCCTGCCAGCGCCGGCTGACCGTTTTAAACGGACCAGCCGGCGTTAGGAGCGCGCTCTGCAACGTGGAGAACAACGCGGAATAAATTTGCTCGCGGGGAAAAATCACTCCGACACCTGAACTTGCTGGATCGCCTGCTCAAGCAGAGCAGGCAATGCCTTTTGAAGATCATTGATTGCCGGACGCAGATAAGGCCGTGGTCGGATATAAGAGCGATGCCCATCTTTTTTCTTATATGGCCCGCGCCGACCGGCGAAGCCGCCATATTCGTGAATACCGGCGTACGGCAGCTTCGATCCGATGCTGACGGTCAGGCTCTGGCCATCAACTTTGGTCTCAATCGACTGCAAGACAGAATTCAGAAGCTTGCCACTGCGCGAGGTCAGCACGTCACTGGAACCGCCTTTGCCCGCTGATCCCGCAAAATATTTCGGTACCGCGTTGCGCAGCGATTGATAAATGAGCGGCTGAAGCGCCTTATAAACGTCGGCCACCAGACGAGGCGCGAGTCCGGCAAGCCGCTGCTGCAGTTGCTGCACGGCTGAATCGTCAATCTTTACGCTAATCACAGCGCCAACCTCCTGTACTGGCTGAAAACGGCCATCGAACGCGGCGGCACATCACTCATGTCGAATGAGATCGTCACCTGGCCGCCCATGCTGTTGGATTTTTCGCCGATGCGCACGCGCTGGCGATAAGTCAAAGCAAACGCCTCAATCGCTGCCTGCTTCAGGTCGATCGGCACAGTCGGGTAGCCTGCACCATAAGAAAGCTGGATATTCTGCACGCCGCGGCAGAAGCGAAAGCCGCGCAGCAGAATGCGCCGGCCGTCCCACAAATAGCCTGCGGTTGTAGGAGTTGTCGCCAGCTGAATACCCACGCCATCGATGCTGACGCTGCTCACGGAAATGATGGGGAAATTGCGCGGCAAGAGACGGTCGGAACCGTTGCCGTCATAGTTTTCCGTCAGCGCGCCCAGCACCGACGACAGAATGTGCGGGCGATCGATGTACTGCAACACTTGCAGGCTGGCATTGGAAATAAGGCTTTGCAGAGTGACATCGTCATTGTTGCCCTGGTTGGGCAGCCATGATTTGAGTTCTGCAACGGTGCAAAGATCGTCAGGAGCAG